TTTGGTAAACGGCTAGAGAAAACCCCGCTAACCAGTCGGATGGAAGCCCTAAATACGGGTTACCCACAGTCACCGTTCCAGTGACGCTTTTACGTAGGGAAGGCAACTGAACGGCGTTATTAATCCGTTCTTCAGCCACTTGGACAAACGTAGGAATATACGAGACGAACACAGATTCCACGTTCTCTGTATAGTCCTGCACCATCTGCCAAAGGTTAGAAGGTGAGTTAGTTCCTGCTACGTAAGTTAACGCCATTAACGCTCTCCGCGACCCTTATCAACGGCTTCAGGCGTTGTCGTGCGATCATCGTAGTCGTTGTAGAACCGCTTACCGCGTTCGGTATTCTTGCAGCCACGGATCTCCATACGCTCTTTCTTTTCGCCCGACACGCCGTTTTTAATATAGCGCCCGTAGGTCTTAGTACCCGTACGATCAATCTCGTCAGATGGATACCCCTGACCTTTTTTAAATCGTGGGTTCTGCTTGGGTTGAGTATACTTTCCGATAGGATCTTCATCCCAGCCAAAGTACTCAAAGTCGCACCATTTGTTAGTCATTACCGACCCCTTCCACCGGATTTACGACCCGCATGGCTATTAGATTTAGCTTGGTTAATGGCGCGAGACATTGCCCAACCGTATTCCTTACGGTCTGAAGAAGTGGGGCCACCCCCTGACATAATTTTACCGCCCTGATTATAGGCTCTCGCCAAATTTCTACCGTATTTTTTCATGTCTTCACCGGACACGCCGTGACCTTTCTTACTCATAATCTAAACTCCTAACTTGTCTGTACCGTAACCGTCCCTACGCCACCGTACCCCATCAGATCGTTTGTCACGCCAATAGGGGACATTCCGCTTCCTGAGATACCAGTACCATTGACGGGGCTAGTAAACATATAGGCATTGGTATTATAACCTACTGGATTCCAACCCCATTGATAAACTCTACTGCCGCCATCGCCGCCATTAACACCATTTGCCGTATAATAGCTGATATCTTTACGTGGCTCTCGAATAGCTTGAGGGTCATTAACCGGATACAAACCTAACTGTAATTGCGGTTGATCAGGTTCCCAACATGACGGACAAACTTTAATAGTCACATTCTTGGTCTTAATAACCAAGTTCTTAAGCTGCGTTAACTTGTACCTAAACCCGCACCTATCGCATTCCGCGATGGCGTATCTACCGGAGGCAAACCTGCTTGGCATGATTTATCTCAGGAATGTTTCACGTGGAACAAATCGAACCGCTGCCTTTTCACGATCTTCTTCCGAAGCTCTCATCCATTCCTCGTCATACATTTGCTTTAGCATTTGTGTACGCTGTTCAGCGCCGGGAATCTTTAAAGACAGGTAATAAGCTAAGCCTGCAACGGCAACGGGCCACATACGGAATGGCATATCTTGTATGTTAGTTCCATTTCCCGCGTCTTGCATTCTTCGTAGTCGCGTATAGGTGAATGTATAAGTAGTGCTATTGTCAGGAACAGGCCAGACCGTAATTGTTGGTGCATAAGTGGTGGCGCTCCCAGAAGAGCTAGTTTGAGAACTTAACCTGTTAATCCATACTTGAATCGGACGACCCGTAGCCGTTTTGTTGGGGATCATCCAATACGTCGAACTGGATATCCTCGTAATATTGATATCTTGCTGTGTAGTGCCCGACCCTGTGCGAATCACGTGATCCAGCAGATCCACCGTGTCTAAGGGTAGGGTATAAGTTGCAGTGCCAGATACTAAGGGGATCGTTTGCGAAGCATCAAGAGTCCAAAGGTTAATGCCCCTATTAGCCCATTCCATCAGCATTAGATTTAAGCTGCGCCGTGCTGTCCGGAAATCATAGCCCGAACGAACTTCAGCGCCACAACGCTCAAACGCTTCTTCAACTAACTCGTTAAGGTTAGGATCAAACGTCGTTGTACCGGTCAGTAGAGGTGTTGGAGTTGTCATTAGCAATTCCAAGCCCTTAAGCTTTTGTTGATACGACTGTTAGGATCATGCGCCGTCTTTGAACTAGTCAATTTACGTTTCATACCCTTCATTCGCGCACAAAACGAATTACGCCGCGACCCACCTTCTGGTTGCGGGGCTTTAAGGTGGGCACCGTGATCCTTGTTATAAGAAGCTCGCCCTTTGGCGTTAAGACCCCCATTAGGGTTCTTACCTTCTTTACGAGTCCACGCTAGGCCACCTTTAGCCATTTTACCGCCACCACACAGTTTCATCGGGGTACGGGAGGATTTCCTGCGCGTTTTGTCAGGATTCATCGCCCCCATACCCCGTGAAGCCATCATGGTTACTTACCGTGAAAGTGCTTGCGATAATTCTCGTGATGCACTATATGGCTATCCACGTGACCACCATGCTTGTGATGATGAATATGTGGGGTCATATGCTCAGGGTGATGTTTCGGCTCATGATGCTTCGGGTGATGAACGTGACCGCCCTTAGCGTGATGCTTAGTGTGATGTTCGTGATGTTCGTGATGTTCGTGATGCTTAGTGTGATGTTCGTGATGCTTAGCCATTTTTATCTCCTAATTAAACAATTTTACAACGAGTGTGGCCCTTAGCAGCCGCACCATCGCCGCGACGATGTGGGTGCGAACCCACGTGACCACCTGAAGCCATTTTAATCTGTTTAGCGCGAGTATGGCCTCGTAAAACACGCCCGTCACCATGATTAGACTTATCGCTACCGCCACCAATCATCTTCTCCGTACCTTTACGATCCGCAACAAATTGCGAACCTTTCATTTTAGTCATCTCAGTGTTTTTAACACCGCCGCCCTGAGCGTAATGATGGTGATGATGAATGTGGTGTCCACCGTGCTTCTTAACATGACCGCCATGCTTCATGCCCGGAGCGCCACCCATTGGAGGAGGGCCACCGGGACTAGCCATTGGAGGTGCGCCAGCAGGTGCGCCCATCGGAGGTGCGCCAGCACCCATCATAGCGGCTAAAGCGGCAGGATTAATCTTCGGACGGTGCATACCAGCATGACCACCACGAGCCATGTGTTTCGTGTGATGCTTAACATGACCGCCATGCTTCATGGCAAAGCCCTTACGTGGCATCTCATCTTTTGGCGTTGCAGCGCGAGTTACCGTGCGACCATGACCCAGACCCTTACCCATACCAAAGCCCTTCAGGTGAGTGTCACCTTCCAAACCTTGCTTCTTGCTATGGGGAGCCTTACGACCACCGCTAGATTCAGCCATCGCATAGCCTTTCTGCTTGGTCTCTGCTTTAGTTATTTTAGCTGGATGTGGTGCGATACGACCACCGTGCTTATAACCCATAGCCTTATGCTCAGCTTTCTCATGCTCCATGATTTTCTTAGGCGCGTGACCACGCTTTAGAGCTTTCATTTCTTCATGAGCAATGGCTTTAGTTTCTTTAGCTTCGCCATGCAATTTGTTTGCGTGTTTCATATGACCGCCTTCTTTGAATTTTTTGCCTTTATCGGCTTCGTGGAAATGTTTTCCAACAGATGTAGGAACCCCAGCCTTCTTGGCGAAGGACGGATTATGCGCAATAGCTTCCATAAAGCTGTGTTGTTTAGCACTTTTACTTGGCATTGCTGTTCACCCATTTCTGAACCGTATCAGATTCCCAGATTCGGATACCTGTCCATATGATGGTAAATAATGCAGCTACTTCTGGCAGCATTTTCGTTATTGTCCCCACTGCCGTTAGTGCTGAAAGGATATCCAATCCATGTTTGACGTAGTTATCGTGGTCAGTCATGTGATTACCCGTAGAATAGTGACATACTAATAAACGGTTGACTGGCAGTCGCTCCATTGGCCGAAGTGATAACGTACAACCCGTTACTAAATCGAATCCCTTCACCGGGGAGAATCGTCGAAATAATCACGGCATTGGTTGTCGTATCAACTTGCAGAATAGGGTTAGCCGTTGCCGGATATTGAGTAATCGTTACAGCGGTAACGGCAGCGGCTTGAGTTTGACTAAGCTGCCACGTAGACCCCGGAAGTGCCGCCGTGATGTATGTACCCGTGGTAATACCCGTACCGGAGAGGAACGCTCCTACAACCGGCGTACCGGTAACAGAAGATAGAATGTTAGTACCGGAAGCAATCGTACCCGTTAAGGTGCTAATAGCCGTCGTACCAATCGGTGAACTAGCGGAATCAAATACAGCAATTTCGCTAATGGTTCCGTTAGGACAGATTTGATACCCCTTAAGCCGCCCAAAGGGGATGCTCGTACCGGTCAGGTTTAAAGCCTGACCAGTACCGTTGGCATGGGCGCACTTTACGTCTGTTTGAGTAGACATTAACTACTCCTAACTTAGTAAGTAATCGTTGGCGGGTTAGCAATCGGGTAAGCCGCGGTCTGCGGATACCACGTACCGTCTGGGTTACGGATGGTGTAGTTGATTCCAAGATAACCAGCACCGGCAGTCCACGTTGGGCTAGTACCGGCACCAAGCGTAAGAACCACCTGAAGAATCGTGTCTGTCGCGCCAGTATTGACGAAATACGGAACACCTGCCGTAGCAACGCTAAAGCCCGAACCCGTACCGACCTGATTACGTTGAACTGTCCAAGACGATCCGATTGTTCCCGTATGAGT